TTTATTCAAAAAATTCAAATACTCCAATCGTACCATTTGCTCGAAAAAGGATGCGGTAATTTTGATAGGATAACCCCTTTTCATACATTCTTGCATAGACTTTGACCGCATGCTCAAAGGACTCCTTATTTACTCCTAAAAACTCCGCACATTCCCATACGTTTGAAAAACGCTCTTTGTAGCAAGCAATAATATCTTCTGGAGTGACGACCAAGGTAGCGCCAATATCCCTTGCTCGTTGTTCTTGTTTTCGCTGCTCAGTCGTATCCTGACTTATTAGATCGCCTGAGCTAGTTAAATAATGGGCAATTTCTTCGGCAACCGTATCTGTCAGCTCTTCGGAGGTTTGACGAGGATTTAAGTAGACATGCTTGTCAATATACAATCCTTTTTGTCCATCTGGCATGGAAGGATCGAAAATATAGTTGATTCCCTGAAAACTGGCCATAAGTTTTTCTGCTTTATCCATCTGCTCAATCCTTCTTCACGTGCTTATGCTTAATAAAATCGATGTAATTCAAAATATCTTCCATCTGTTCCTCGGTCACTTCATCGTCAATATGAGCTGCGACAGTCATTTGTTTTGCTGAAAAAGAGTTCTTCGATTCTCGGCCATGCAAGTAGTCCAGCGAAACGTTAAAGAAGTCCGCAATTTTATTTTGTGTTTCAATATCAGGTGTTCGTTTTCCTTGTTCATAAGAAGCGTAGGTCGTTTTCGCAATTCCCAATTTTTTTGCCATATCAGTCTGAGTCAAACCAGGTGTTTTTTTTCTTAAATCCTTCAATTGTTGAGCAAACATAGACACACTCCTTTTCACTCTATAATAGCACGATTCGTATTAATTTATCTACAAAATAGAATAAATAAATTTACAAAGTACGCGAAATGTATTACCATTAATTTAGAAAAAATAGTTAACTACGTTTTTAAGCTATGTATCATTAAAATTAATCCGAAGTTCCCTGTAACCAGTGGGGAACGTTAGTTATTTTAAGGAGGAGAGACGATGGAGAAATGGAAGAAAGATTACTTGAAGGGCATCCTACAAGATTATCCTAAGATGGAAGACTATTACTTGGAAAGAAAAGAAAAGCTACTTTTGCATAATCAGAAGACACATCAACGAGCCAATACAGATACCAAGGATAAGAAGTTATTAATCTCAATTTCCCTTGATCGGCAACTGATTAACTTGGAGCGAAATCAGCGAATCATTTCTTTGTGTTTAGAAAATTCGACGGAAGAGACAAGAAAAATTATCAAATTGCTTTATATGACGAATCATCGAAAGGTTAATCTCGATTTGGTAGCTGATCAAGTTTTTTTAAGTAAACGGCAAGTCATTCGTTTACGGGATGCTTTTTTTGAAGAACTAGCCGAACATCTAGGGATATGATGTCTTTTTTTTGGCACTAAAACAAACATACGTTCGTATATAGTGTAAGTAGATCAAATGGAGGGGGATGAACAGGCAATATATTTGATGAATTTAACAGCGTGGGCTTTGATTGTTTGGAGGTTTTTTGACAGGTGGATTTCCTACTCTTTGACGGCTATAAGTTGTTCGTATAAGGAAATAAAGAAATTTCTGTAGAGTTTAACCCTTCTGAATGAAATTGAAGTCTAGATGGAGATAGATGATTAATTTTTAAAGGAGCGATGAAGCATGGATAACTTTATTTCAACAGTTCTTAACAACCCGGAAAGCATCGGATTTCCAGTGCTTTTTGTATTTTTATTAGTTTGGGTGATGAAGCAAAATAATGCACGTGAAGAGCGCTACTTGAACACGATCGACGATTTAACAGAGTCACTTAAACAAATTGAGAGAATCGAGACAATTGTCAATCGAATACGTGAAAGGATAGGTGAAAATGGATGAGATTTTGACACATATTTTGGCGACAGGGTTGAGCTTTGCACCGATCATGATGATCATAACAGAGGGTGTGAAGCAGACAAGATTAATAGCTACACGGTATTTACCAATAGTGTCATTAATTCTTGGCACAGGGTTAGGAGTAGCGATGGGGCTTCTTTTCAATCAATCGCTAGGGAAATTGGCGCTCGGAGGTCTTGTTGCTGGTGGTATGGCTTGTGGGTTGTATGATGCTACGAATAAATATGGACACAACAGAGAAAATCCCTGAAGACCTATTATCTTCAGGGATTTGTTTTTAGTTTTTCTCCGCCTTCACAATCAGCATCATGGGTCGGCGCATTTCATCC